ATTGATTGCCGTTATTAAAGGGTGACGCTGGAAATCCCTTGCCGGCTTTATTGCGGGGTAGCTTAGTGGTAAAGCACCGGAATCATAATCCGGAGTTCATCGGTTCGAGTCCGATCTCCGCTTCCAATCAGTAAAATCAACAGTCTTTTAAAATCAACATTCAACAAAAATCAACAAAGTTATGAATAAAAGTAAACAACAAGAACGATGGATAAAAGCCAAAGAACTCTATACTCAAGGGCGACAGACGGCTGATGGCCTGAAGTATCCGACCTATGACGAGATAGCTGGTGAGTTGGGGTTAAAGGCACAGACCATTAGGGTTAAATCATCGAAGGAAAACTGGACGCTCCAGCGCAAGCAATTTGTGGCAAAGGTGGAGAATCTTACATCTGAAAAAAAATCTATTGTCATGGCGGGTGAGTCCGTGGAGTTTGATTCTCAATGTCTATCAATAGCATTAAAGGGTTTGAGATTAGTAGATAGAGAGCTTGAGGCTTTAATGAAGGATGCCCCTGATTTTCTGACTGCCGAGGATACCCTTAAATGGATTTTTGGACGTATCGATGGTATCACCAAATACGGTAAGGCGTTAAATGATTATCAAAAGGCTGGGCGCCTGGCCTTCGGGGAAGCATCTGAAAAGCCTGAAACTCCCCAGATCAATATAAAGGTAATCAGTGAAAAGGGCAAGACTTTGACAGAGAACCTATTAACAGGGGATCTCGATATATAGTGGAAATAGACGAAACCAACGTATTCGAACGGAATGCCGAGGCTTTACTTAAAAAAGGTATTCGCCGTGCATTAAACGAGGGCGGCACTGCATCCTCTAAAACCTGGTCCATAATGCAATTACTAATTCTAATAGCCCAGAACGCCAAAAGAAAGCTATTAATTTCCATAGTCTCAGAGTCATTACCTCATTTAAAAAGAGGGTGTATTAGAGATTTTAAATCCATAATGGGTGATAATTTTGACGACTCGAAATATAATAAATCAGATCACATATACCCCTTCGGGTTAGGGACAATGGAATTCTTCCCGGCTGATGAGCCTTCGAAAATGCGCGGCGGCCGGCGCGATATCTTATTTATTAACGAGGCTAACAACGTACCATATGACGGGTACAAGGAACTCGACATCAGGACTAGGTTATTTACTTTCCTGGACTGGAACCCTGTAAGTGAATTTTGGGCACATGAGCACCTTTTAAATAAACCCGAAAACCAGTACATACACTCAACATACTTAGATGCGCTACATGTTTTACCTAGAGAAGTAATAGCAAACATCGAATCTAATAAGAGCGATCCTAACTGGTGGAATATATACGGTCTGGGCAGAATAGGGAAAATAGAGGGGCTTGTTTATCCACACTTTGAGCAAATAGATAAACTCCCAGATAGAGGCGATGTTATATTCGGTCTGGACTTCGGATTCTCCGGTGACCCGGCCTCACTAACTAAAAACATAATCACCCCACAGGAAATATACTCAGAAGAGCTGATATACGAGACCAATTTAACCAACGCTGATATATCAGCCAGGATGACAGACTTAGGACTAACGAAACATTATGATCTTATTGGTGCGGACTCGGCAGAGCCGAAGTCGATTGAGGAGCTATTTAGAATGGGCTGGGATATTAAACCGGTATCCAAAGGTCCCGGTAGTGTTGAATTTGGTCACCAGGTAGTCAGACAGCGTAAGCAATACTGGACATCAGACTCGCTTAATTGCATCAAAGAGCAACGGAACTTCCGATATATTCAAGACAAGATGGGGCGCTATACCGAGCGCACAACACACCAATTTTCACACGGTATGGACTCGCGGAGGTATGCGGTCATGCTTATCACAGAGCCGCCAGAGCCACAGGATGCCATTATAACATATGATTCGATGAAACTCATTGAGGATATAGACCTGTGAATGATAGTATTCCAATAGGAAGCATTAAGAAATACAGAACCATGAAGGCTATATGGCATCCCTGCGAACGTTGTTCTAAGCCACGATGGGTACAAATAGTCAAGGGAAAACCCAAATCCAAAATATGCCAATCATGCCATACGGCAGATATTCTTAATGAACGTAGACTTAATCATAGCCGGAAAATTAAAAGATTTATTAATGACTATATTTGTATATATCTCTCAACTGATAATTTCTTTTATCCGATGGTAGCTAAGTCGGGATATGTTTTTGAACATCGTTTAGTAATAGCTAAATACCTTGGGCGTTGCCTACAATCTTGGGAAATAGTACACCATAAAAACGGTATCAGAAATGATAACCGTATTGAAAACCTGGAACTAACTTTAAGAGGTAATCATAGCATTGCTCACTCAAAAGGTTATCGTGATGGTTATGAAAAGGGATTAGCGGATGGCAAGGATAAACAGATCCGGGAGTTTAAAATAGTAATAGAGGAATTACGGAAAGATATTAGACTTTTGCGATGGGAAAACAAACAGGTTACGGTTTAAATAGGATAGAAGAATTTGAATCCATATTACAAGAAGCTCATAAATCCGTTGAGGATATAATCGGGCTTGAGGATGAGGGCTATGTTAAATTAGGCTCAACTTCAACGGGAACTAATATATTAAGCGATGCAGATCGTATACAATACGTTCAGAAATCCCGTATCTATTCCCAAAAAGACCCACTTTGCAAACAGGCTATCAGACTATGGACTGATTATACTTTTGGTCCTGGCATGAACTGGAATACAGAAGATGAGAAGACATCTAAAATTCTCTCGGCCTTCTGGGATGCGCCTGCTAATGCTTCTGTATTATCCGCTAAGGGACAGCGAAAATGCTCAGACAAATTATTAGTCGATGGTGAGATTTTC